GTCTTTGTTTTGAGTGGCGTTTTGATTACTGATGTGTCGTTCGATTTTGCCGATGTTGTTCATCGGAAATTACCTCCTATCTTTTGCTGTTCGATTAAAGTTTTCGGCGTGTAGGGAATCTCGTTTGCTGATGCAAATGCAATTGGAGTCCGCTGCTCATAGAAATTCGCCACAAGCATCTTGATTGCGTGCTTGCTCATTGCTGGCGCGCAATCGCTTCCGGCCTTAAATGTGATCTGGATTGCGTCAATACGCTCGTCGATAGCAGGAGGCGAATTGACAAGCTGAATGCGCCCAGGTTCAGCGCCAGTGATGACGCGATACTCGCTTGCGCTCATTGTTGTCATTTCCACCGATTCAGGCGCGTAGTATTTTATCGAATCAACAGAAAGCAACGGCGTGCGATAAATCGGAATCACATAACCATTGTATTCAACCGTTTCAATATCCAAATCTCTGCCGATTGCTTGACGGCGTGATGGATTGAATAAATCTTCCCATGTGCCAGCGGTTAAAAGATATGTCGCAATCGCGCTTGATCGGCTTGTGATTGCGTCAAAATATTCGCGCGCCACTGAAATGAGCGCGCTGATATACGCCTGATCTTCCGTCGAATCAACGCGCAAATGATCGCTCGCCTGTATCAGCGTGATCGGCTCGCTTGTCGGTTGCTCGGTGATGGAATATTGCGGGCGCATTTATTTGTTGCGCGGTTTGCGCGTTTTTGTCGTTTGGATTGCTGCTGTTTCCGCTTGCATTGGATTCAATGCGGCGGTTTCGATTTCCTGTTTTGCGGGAGGAGTGAAATATTGCGCGGATCGGCAAGCGACCAAATCCGCCGCTACGTTTGGCGTAAATGATGCAACTTCCCCTTGCGAATACGGCTCACCTTTTGCGAATGAATTGCTCAAAAAGCGAACAAAAATTTTTCCGTTTGGATTCATAATATTGTCTTGATTGTGAAAATGTAAGGTTATTCCCATTAGCTCGGCAGCGTCGATTGCTGCATTTCTGATTGCGTTGTAGTCCCTTGCGTGGTCGTTTCTAAGTCGCGTGCGCCATGCGTAGCCGTCCGCGTGCGTGCCGCCGCCATCAAATCCCACCATGTAGATTGATCGGATGCCCATGACGTGCATGATTTGCAATGCGCTTCCAAGCGTGCCGCGCCTGATTGCTGGCAATTCTGCGATTTCTTCCCGCGATAAGAGCAATCTAGCGTCATCCTGTTTGTCTTCGTAGGTGACAACATCACAATCCACCGCGCCATCTTTGCGCGAATCAAATTCAGACATTGCCCGCAACGGTTGAAAAAGGATTTGCCCTTTCTGATAAACATCACGCCACTTTGCAACGCCATCGTTGGCAAAGCCGTATTTGCAATCTGGAATATGAGCAATGACATCGTTTATAGCGAATCGCAGTTTCCCTGCTTGTTTGAAATCAAAGTTTGTGAGACTTGGCCCCTTCCCAAAAAGCCATGCTGTTTGACCAGCGTAGAGATTTAGAAAGGGGCGCAAGCTCATATCAATTATGCTGTAAGAGCGTCGAGCATGGCCGAGAAGGACTGAGCGCGGCGCAAACCTGCGTCATAGTAGGTATTCGCCACAAGGTGACGTTGACCTGCTTTTGCGTCGGTAGAATCGCGCACCATTTCAAGCGAAACGCCGCCCCAGTAACCAACATAGAAGTCAGCAGCGTTACCGAAGAAAATCGCGGAGCAAACGCTCGATGATCCCTTGGTAAGTGTGGAGCTGATAGCGTTGGTGACTTTCGCCATGTAGCCGTTAAGCGGAGCCTCAGGCGTGCGACGATCCCAAATCATCGAAGAATCCGTCGAGGATGCTACGAGAGTTTTCTTGAGCTTGCCGCGCACTTTTGCGTTGGTGAAGTAGCCGACTTGGCCTTCAAGCGCGTCGTCGATTGCAACGGCGGTTTCAAGGTCAACAATGTCAGCCCAATCAGGAGCCGCGCCGTTAGTGCCGCCAACTACGCTACCGATACCGCTAGTTGCAGCGATGCCGACAGGCTCATTGGTTCCAGCACCGTGGAAGAAAGCGATTTCTTTCACTTGGTTCATGTGCTTACGGATTTCGCCGCCGACAATCAATTCAATGTTTTCATTGGTTTGATTGAGCAACTGATCCGAAACAACAGCGTAACCAGCGAGACGGTTAGGGGACAAGCTAAGGCTTGCGAACGTGCCAGCAACATCGTTAGCCGCGCCGTTTTCGGTTTCCTTGGTGGGAGTGCTGCCTTTCGTGTAGTTTGGTAGGTCAATGTTATTTACAAGACCAGTCAAAACAACTGCGCCCGATTGCTCAAGAACGCTCGAATTGTAGAAGTCCCCAAGGATGCCGCGTTTTTCAGTAGCAACCAAAGTGCCGCCGTATTGCTGCGTAGTGCCGCCCGTTACGCTCAGATTGGCGCGACGTTCAACGCTAGGCTTCAAAAGCAAGGATGGCAAAGCGAGACCGCTAGCGGAAACGCCACAAGAGCGGGCTTCGTTGATGCCTTCAGTAACCATTTCAGCCTCAATGCCGTCGATTTGCGATGGTTGACCGCGATACACACGATCCAAGTGGCGAACGATTTTACCCAAAGAGAATTGGTTGAGATCGCGTTGCTCTTGCTTGGTCAGGTTTGGCGCGTTGTTTGCTTCGCGTGCCATTTGACGGATTTCTGCTTCGATGGTGTTGTCCAATCCAGTGATTTCACCTTCAATGCCAGCGAGTTTGTTTGCTTCGTCCGCGTTAAGACCACGTTTTTCCGTGGTAGCCGCGTCGAGGATTTGACGAGCTTGAGTGATAAGCGCGCCCCGTGTTTCTTGTAACAGTTTCAGTTTCATTATTGTTATTGTTGATTTGAGGCAGGCTTATCAATTAAACCCATGCGCCGCTGCCAGTGGCTAAGGGAGTTGTCTTCAGTTTCTTCTTCGCGCTTTTCAGGCTCAGAATGTTGAAATTCTTCTAGTGATCGCATTGCTGCCGTGGTATCAACGTAGGCTGGGTAAGTTACGGGAGAGACGTCCAGCAATTTTGCAATCTTGAAAATAGTGCGGCGCAATGTGCCATCTTCTAGCTTTTCCCACTTGTCGCCACCTTCGGCAACTTTGAAAGTAAATGACGATTGGTCAACGTCGCCGCGCCGCATGGATGTGACCAAGTCGCGCCCCGCTTGTGTGTCGGGAGCTTCAAATTCATACCACAAACCGACGTTATCAACGCCGATTTTTAATGACCCCTCGCCATTTTTAGAGCGGGCAAGAATCAATTCTGATTCATGGTTGAACAAGGCGCGAACGTCATCATTCAAAACGTCATCAAACGCCCCGTTTGCGATTACTTCTCTGAACTCAAAAATACCGCCGCGCTCATCTTTTGCGCGTAGCTTTTCTGATTCTAAATTAAATTTGCTTGCATAGCCGAAAATGCGCGAGCTTTTTTCATCTTCGTTTTGTGCTTGCCGTAGTTCGACTGATGCATGCAAAAATCTGCTTTCCCTGTCGGTAAATTGTGGTTTCTTTTTCATATTAGATTTCAACTGCCTCGACTAGAATGTTGCAAGCGGCGGTGTTTGCCTTTGCATAAAGTGTTGCGCTCGAAAGCGTTACCAGCGCGGGAGAATTAGGGAGAATTTTGATCTTGAAAACAGTCAGACCAGAATCGCCGCCAAGCTCGACGTAATTTGTAGAGTCCAAATTATGAATCAAAACCATTTGCGGCGCGCCTGTGATGCCTCCGAAACTTACTGTTTCCGCAGTCGTGCCGATGTTTTGTGTCGCTTGAATCATCTCTGCGCCTGTCATGCTGAAACGCTTTGACACCGTGTGATCGACGGTTGCGCCTGATTTAGTTGCTTTGAGAGTTACTGTAAAATATCCTTCGTTTGCCATAATGTTATGCTTCTACTGGTTCTTGTGTTGGTTCTGATTCTTTGCCGTAATTGATAGCGGGGTTTTCGTATTCGTCGCCGCCTTGATCCTCTGGAATGTTTTGATAGCCAAGCTCGGCGCGAACGTCGTTTGCGGAAAGCACTTTCATTTCGCGCATCGCCTTGTAGAAGTTGGCGCGTGCTTCAAGTGCCACGTTCGCGAGTTCATCGCGGTCGAATTGGAAGTAATAGCCTTCTTTCTGTTCTGCTACTGTCAAAAGCGTAAAGGCGAGCGATTGTTCCCATCCGCGCAAATGTGGGTCGAGACAGAAATTCAAAAAGCCAAGCGTTTGTTGCTCGATACCTGTCCCCCAGTTCGATGCGGTCGAATCGCCAATCATGAAAGGCGGGATTCGATAAATCCGTGCGATTTCCTGCAATTCAAATCGGCGGGATTCGATGAATTGAGCGTCTGCCATGCTCATCCCGTTAGTCTGCTTGAAATCAAAGATGCCGTTTAGGATTGGAATACGACCAGCATTTGCCGCGCCGCTGTATTTTGCTTCCCACT